CTATCTCCACCATCATAAGGATTCATGTTCTCTTTAATTCTAATCTCATTAGGTGACATGGCAAGAACATTGCGCATAGTTGTGTAATAGGCAGACCTTGCAGTTACATCACCACGCAGCAAGCCATCAAGATTAAAACGAGTGCAATACTGATACTTTTCTACCTCAAAAAATATCTTCCGGTTAAACTCCGCTTCTATTATCTCACATAAAGGCATGATAGTATAATTAACGAACATTTGGCTTAACTGCTCCATGTTGCTAAATGTAGCTTTGTCCATATCCTCAAGTAAAACACCAGGCACACCGGTAATGCGTGCAATATCAGCAATGGTAGCTTTCTTTGTTTCATTAAATGCTGCATCCTGCGGATTAAGGCCTACCTTCTGGAAATCCATACCTTCCTCTAAAATAGCTGTACCTCCTGCGTTTTGTGAGCCGCCAAAGGCTCTATTGAAAGATGATTTAAGTCTGTCGTATGCCTCATTAGTCAACTTGCCCGGATGTTTTAAAACACCATTTAAATGTGCGCCGTTTCTGTAGAAGTTTGCGCCATAGTTTCTGTTTGCAAGTGCTAAGCCGTAGTTGTCTTTGTGCAGCTCCGGCATGATGAAGCCTTTTATGCCATCCCATGCCAGGTTAGGTATGTGGATGACATTATCTGATTTATATTTGCTGTTTGTTTTCTTATCCTTAAATAATAGCTCATTCCTGGTATTGTAGTAACACTCAATGTTTATCGGATTAAGAATGGTGAGACTATTAATACGCTGAGTAATGCTGTTGCGATTAATTACTGCATAAAACACACCATGCGACAAATAGTGCAGGACCATTGTCTTATAAAATGTGTGTGCTGTGTAATACTGGCTTGGCTCTCTGCTGATGACTTTGTAGTTGGGATGCTCAGTTGCAATTCGGATGATGCCATTGTTTTGTTTCTCGATGATGTCAAATGGCAAAGATGCAATAACGCCGCCTAATATTTGTGCAGCTCGATAAAATGCAGGAAGTCCAATGATTGAGTATTCATCTACCGGTACACCGGCTGCGGAAGGCCGTGTAAACAGTGCGCCAAGTGTGTCTCCGTTAATAGGCACATTGGGATTCTCAATACTTCTTGTATTGCCAAAAAAAGACCGCATGGTGTCAAATAGTCCCATGCGGCAAATATAAACCAGATTTGCATGAAAAAACGCTTCCTATGGTAACATGTTATACAAACTTCATGTCCATGTAGGTTGACTTAGCTTTTCTAAAAGCATTATATGTGCTATACTTATCTTCCAAGCCTAACTCATTTCGTTCCTCCTCAAGCCTTTGCCATGCTTCCTGGTGTGTCAGGTTTTCACCGGTTAATTCATAAAATCTTATAAAATAACCTGATGTCGTGTTTATCTGTCGGACTTCTTTAGCAAAATCATTTTTTGTCATCAACATTTCCATTTTGCAAATATTTATAACATTAATAATCCTTGTTGCCTCTCTGTGCTTTCGTATAAACTTGTTTTGTCTTCTAACATTGTCTGAGCAAATGCCATGACCATTGCCACAGGTCCATCTACTTTTTCAGTACTTTTGCCTTTATCTATTTTTACATTGCCGGCAGGATCGAGTCTCAATATTACATTAGTTAACATCCACTCTAACACCGGATTGCCATCATGTGTTATGGTGCAAGATAAAAATAATTTTTCTATTTCTTTAGTTGGTGCAGACATGGAGATAAAGCCTTGGCCAAATGGTTTCATATTTGCTCCATCATTAGTTAAATGTATAACGAGCTGCGAGGCATTCCATCTGTCAAATGCTATACATTCAATGCGATACTTTTTTGTAATCTCAATAACTTTGTTTTTTATAAAGTCGTAATCCGTGACATTGCCTTCTGTCATAATGAGGTGTCCATCCATCTGCCATTGCAGGTAAGGTACACCATCTCTCAATGTCCTTTCCTTTATGTTGTCCTCAGGGCAAAAATAATAACTTTTAATATGCACTTTGTCTAATCCATATTGCACCGGAAAACAAAGGACCAATGCACAGATGTCTCTGGTGGATGCAAGGTCAAGTCCTGCATAACATAACTTGCCTGACAGTTGATCATCATTTAGGTAAAGCCTTGTCTCATCAATGTAGCTTTGCGGAATCCACACCGAAGATGTCGTTGTCCATACATTTAAATTCTTTGTCAAAAACTGTACCTGCTTGGCTGCACCTTCATTAAGTGCTTTCTGATATTGGTTTTCCATGTAATCCATGTACGGCGTAATGCCCAGGTTAGGATTGCTCTTTGTCCAATTGTTTTTGTCCTGCCAATCATCGCCATCATCCAGGCAAAACAGTAAAGGGAAAACGGTATCATCTGTCTTTCTATTTTCCAAAATATCAATCATTACTTTTCGGTAAAGGTAGCATGGCGATTCTTTGTTAAATCCGGCCGTAGTCGTGATGAGAAGCAAAGGCTGTTGCCGTGAACCCATGCCTGTCTCCATTACCTCAAGAACATCACTTGTCTTATGTGCGTGGTACTCATCTATAATGGCACAATGCGGATTAAGTCCATCAAGTGTGTCTGCATCTGAGCTGACTGCCTCAAACTTTGTATTTGTGCTTGGCACATTGCAATTATATTTCAACACATTTACCAAGTTGTTAAATGTCTTGCTGTCCTTTTTTAGATTCTTTAAAAACACCTTTGCCGTTTCAAATGCTATGCGTGCCTGGTCTCTGGTCGTTGCTGCCGTGTACACCTCCGCTCCGGTTTCATTGTCTAACAGAAAACAGTAAACGGCAATGGCAGCAGCAAGTTCTGTCTTGCCATTTTTCCTGGCAATCTCAAGGTATGCCTTGCGGAAGCGTCTGCCTCCTGACTTTCTCTGCCAGCCAAATAGCACTTTTATAAAGAACTCTTGGAATGGCTGAATGTTAAACCGCTTTCCGGCACTTTCGCCTTTCGTGTGTCGGAGTGCTGAGATAAAGGCAAAGGCTTTGTCTGCCCTTGCCTCATCAAAAACAAAATCCCAATCCTTATCTAAATCAGCCAAATGTCTATCAATGGCAAGCATTGCATACTTGCCTATTTTTATTTTACCGCTTTTTACATCTTCAATAAATTTCATTTGTCTTTATACCTTGTATCTATGATAATCAAACGCATCATGATAAAGATGGCAACAAAACCCATGCTCTCAACAATGTCAATAAAGTCAAAACTAAAGAACTTTGTAAATAGCCAATTCCATAGCAGGTAAAAGGGAATAGCAGCGGCAAAGTCAATGACAAAGAACACCAGGATAAAGGTAAGCAGGTCAATAAATGATTGTTTCATTATGCAAGCTTTAAAAGCTTTGCAATTTCATCGTCCTGCTCAGCCGTGTTGTCTCTAAAGTAGTCAAGTTTTAACCTGCTGCCTGGGTCAAGTCCCAGAGATCGGCTCAGGTCCATAAACATCTCCATGCTTTGCTTAAATGCAGTCCATTCTGCACTAACCTGTCTTGCACCGTTCGGATGAATCATAACTGCACCAGAATTTGCAAGAACCTCAGCATTGTACAACAAATGGCCAATGGCTCGTGCCGAGATTGTCAAGAAAATATCATCAATTTCCTTCCCGGCATTGTGCAGCAACAAATGGTCTTGCAACTTTTTGTAAATGGATTGTTCTGCGTCGCTCAGCTCGAGCAAAGAATTACCGACCGCAGAGCCGGAAAAGGTTTTGATTCTGGATGGTGCAACCGTGCCTTGCAGCAACTTTGTTTTCATTGTTTTAGGTCTCATGTTTTTTTTTGTTTGTGCTGTCAGAACCCCCACCTGGGGCCTTGCAGCGATGTGAAAAAAATTCCACGCCACGATAATTTACCGTTTCGTAAAAATATCCCCCTCCCCGGGTCGTTTCGGCGCTCTCACGCCGCTTTCAAAGTCCTTTGACCTTGTTACCCGACTTTTGCCTTGAGTTCGTGTAAACGCACCTTAGATGTCAACCAGGCGATTATCTCAGCCTTGTCTTTGGGACATAGTTTGCCATCCGCATCCATGACAATGGACACAGGTGCTATGCTTGTGCGTTCACAAATAGATTTGGTGTCATGACATACTTTGCACAGTGCAAGCAAGTTGTTTAGGCTGTACATGCTGCCATTGCGTGTGATGGGAATCATGTGGTCCACACATCCCTTCCTATCTCCTGGTGTTATGTCTGTCATCTTGCCCATGACCAGACAAACTTCGCATAGCGGATTAGCTCTGCGATAATTGGCTGAGACTTTCTGCCAGTTATTATCATAGCTACCTTGTTCACCTGATGGTGTTCTTGGTAGCTTTGCTTTGTTGATAGTTGATTTAATTTGCTTGGGTATATATGGCATTAAAGGCTTTTAAGTATCTTAAAACGCATTTGATTTAGTAAATCAATATGCAATACTTCATTTAAATGTTTCCTTCCTTGTTTAACGAGGTCTATCTTATCTATGTTTCCTTTCATTATCTCATCAATGATTTTAGCAAATTCTTCTGGTGTTTCATAGTGCAGCACTCCAGGTAAATGGAACTCTGCAAAGTATTTGTCAGCAAGTACAGGCATACCAGCAGCCAGACATTCAATGGCAAATATATTACTTTTACATTCATTAAACTCATTGCGCACTAATGGGTAATATCCGTAGTCTCCATCTATCCTTTGTAGGTAAGTAAGGTATATAAACATAGAGGACCATTCAACAAAGTTAGCCTTCTTGTTAAAGTCATACATCATAAAGCGAGGCATGCCAAAGAAGGTAAACTCAGTATCTAGGTCCATCGCAGCGTTGAGCTGAGACTTAACAGTATGCAGGTCTGCAAAGTGTGTAGATCCGCCACGCCACATAAACCGAACAGGACTATGCTGTGCAAGTACCTTTGTCATCGCAATATCAGAAGGTGTCCATCCATTAGGTATTACAAAGATAGGTTTTCCTTGTGCTAATGGCTGATAGATTTCTAACAACTTCTGCGTGCTGACAATAATAACATCGGCAAAAATAAAGGTATCTTCTATTTGCTTTCTGACCTGCGGATTGCTAAAGTAATAGCTGGCAGGATTATCCTCCGGGACACTCAGTAAATGATCATCAAAGTCAATGATTACTGCCTTGCCCATCCGCTTTGCATCGGCCATGATACCAAGTGATGCCGTGCTGTTTGGTCTCTGGATAATAACTATGTCAGTGTTGTAGATGTCATACCACTGAGCTTTCTCCTGAGTGCAGATAGTAACATGAAAGCCTTTCTGTAAACCAAGCCGGCAAAAAGGACCTATGGACCGATAGTAATCTGTTGCCTGACTTTTGGATGATGTGAAGATGGTAACTTTAAATTCAAAGGTTTTCATCCGTTGTTTTTCTTCCAATAATCAGCGAGAAATAACAGCACAGAACCCATGTTCATCTTTCTGTCACAGTGTGCCTGGACATGGACTTGGACATTAATTAGTGCTTTGTGTGTCTGCTCATCAAGCAGTACAGACTTCTTCTTTGTTTGTGTTAGATTCATTTTTATTATTATTTATGCAAATTTATAGATAATAATATATATTTGCAAAAAAAAGATTTTTATGATTAAGTTAATTGTAAGCGGAAGAGTAGGCCAAGATGCTGAAATTAAGACAGTTGCAGACACCAATGTATGTTCTTTTTCATTGGCCCACAGCGAGAAGGCACATGGTCCTAATGGCTCTGAAAAGACAGTGTGGGTTAATTGCAGCATTTGGGGAGAGCGAGCTGCAAAGTTGCAACCGCATATATTAAAAGGAACATTTATTGTCGCAGAAGGATCATGCTCAGTCAATGCCTATGTAAAGAATGGTGAGGCACATGCTACAATTAATTGCCGTGTGAACAGCCTTGAGTTTGGCGGCAAAGCAAATACAGAAACAACAAACACAGCACCACCGAAAGTCAGCGGAGGTGATTTGCCATTTTAAATAAATAACCAGATACATGAAAAAGAATTTGTTTTACCTACTTGGCATTATTGCCATGACCATCTTTGTAGCCTTTGTTACAATGTCTGCAAAGGACAAAGAGCCACCTACATTTAAGCAATTGCCGCCCAATCCTGCGAAAGAATATCCGCAGGAGAATTACTACCTAATAGATGTAAAAAACTTGCCCGGTAACACGATAAAGCACATGAAGCGTAATGAGCTTTATGAGTACATGGATGCAATTGGCTTTAGAAGGCTGGATAAAAAGAATTTGCATGAGCTTAGACGCATTTACATTGCTTACAGTTATGACGACTTTTTTTACACAATGCACAAGAAAACCGATTTGCCTGTCTCAGTGATTTATGCTTTCTTTGTCATTGAGGCAACAAGGAATGGCCTTGAGTCAAAGTTAATGACTAAAGCTTTAAATCCTGGCGGCATTAAATACACCGGCAGAGGCAAGAAGATGAAAAGCTATGATGATTGTTATATTGGAAATAAAAAAGTGCCATGCGACTTTCAGGCATACAGCAACTACCAGGCAATGGTGGATGGATGGTCCGCAGTAATGAATTTACCAAGATACAAAAACTGCAAGAGATATGTCTATGCAAAGTACAATAGAGGCATGAAGCCAAAGGACATAGTAAACAATATTTGCAAGTGTTTTTGGAAGTCCGGATATCACACATCCAATGCCTGGAAAGTGCGCAGCGACATCAGCACTGATTATTGGACAGTAAAAACAAGTTTTCCCATTTTAGAATTTTAAATATGGTAGATCATAAGTTTTTTTTTGATAAATCAGTTGAATTTGGCTTTACGACTAAGGACTATGAAAGTCTTGTCAACTTACACTGTAATGGTGTGCAATGCCTAAAAATAATGGGATGCAAAAGTGTCTATGAGTTTGGCTCAGGTCTTGGCTTTTTTCTATCTGCCTGCATTAGAAATAATTTATATAATTATATGGGGTATGATATTAATCCTTATCAAAGAGACTTTGCCATTAGTAAAGGTGTTGATCCTAAAAGGTACATTTTAGCCAAAGGTAAGTTTAGAATAAAAGGCAAGTATGATGCTATATATTCAACTGAAGTATTTGAACATATTACAGATGCTGAGTTAAAATTAATATTGCCAGAACTATCTAAAGCCTGCACAATGTATTTTTATTTTACCTCAACACCTCATGCGAATACACCAGAGGCAGATGCTGAATGGGGACATATTAATCTTAAGAGCAAAGAGCAATGGATAGAAATGATAGAACAGTATAACTTTAAATTTGACCATGATGAGCATAGCGTGACATCCTGGGGATTGATATTTAAAAAGATATGAGCCTATTTTCCGAAGAGAACCTTGCCTTCATGCGCCTGCACTATGCTTGTTTTCACAATGCAGACATCTGTGCTGCCATTGGTCACACTGTTAACAGCATCAGCAGTAAGGCTGCTAAGATGGGCCTAAAGAAGTGTAAAGGATGGTATCGGATGAACATGCGCAATGCTGCCAAACTTGGCAATGATATGAACCTAAACCGCATCAGCCATTTTAAAAAAGGGCATGTGCCTTGGAACACCGGCAAGAAGATGTCTGCTAAGACACGCAGGAAGGTTGAGCATGGATGGTTTAAGAAAGGCAACAAGCCACACAACACGATGCCTATTGGCACAATCAGAAATACAAACAACTACTTGGAGATAAAGTTAGCAGACAATGAATGGATAGCAGTTGCCAGATACAATTGGGAGCAGGTGCATGGTCCTGTTCCTCCTGGGCATTGCATTATCAGGATTGATGGCAACATTTATAACAATGAAATGTCTAACCTTGCCATTGTCACACGAGCTGAGCTTGCCGTGATGAATCGGAAGTATGGCAGTTCCTCACCGGAAATAAAAGAATGTCAAATAT